TGATTGCAGCAGGAGCAGCAAACTGTTCTCTATATGAAACGGTACTAGCAGATGCAACGTTAATATCTACTTCATTTGGTACACTTGTAACCCTATAGAGATTGTTGTAGTCTGCAAATCTATCATCTCTAATTCCATCAATTCTAATTACATCATTAATACTATTATGAATGTGCTCAACTGTTACATAACCTCTGATGTGTCCAGTGGTTGTACCCACACCGACAACAGCAAGAGTGTTACCAATACCATATGCTGAACCACCATCAACAATTTTAATGTTTGAGATAGAACCAGAAGCGTCAATCTCAATGTTTGCAGTAGCAAACTTACCAGTAGTAGAACCAGCAAATCCAACTAAACTTGCATTGTACAGAGTTTGAACACTACCAGATCCATCACCATAATTTGCACCAACACTAGTAATACCAACCTTAGTGATATAGTTGAGACCATGGTCTCCAGATGTGGTGACAGTATGGGCAATTCCAGAAGAAGATAAAATCTCAACTACATTAATGCCAGATACGTAGTCTCTAGTTCTCTTATTGATAACCTCTTTAGTAAGACTATTCTTAGGATTATTGACCTCAGTCAGACCAAGAGGAGTAGGCAGAGCAAATGTTCTGGTTTGCTCAGGATCAGAGGTAGGATTATCTCTATCAAGTTGAGGGAATAGATTCTTAAGTGGTTGAGAATACCTGAGATTTTGGAATGGTGCAACCTGTGGTTGAGAATCCGCAGCGATCAGGGTCAGGTGATAAACACCATCTTTTGCATTAGGAATATATTCCTGAATCTCATCCTTCTTATAAACAAACAGAGTCGTATTAAACTCTTTACGCTCAAATCTAGGAAGATCAGTGGTTCTGAAGTTAACGTTATTGCTAAATGTTCCTGGATTAGTGCTCAATCCAACACTGAATGACTTTCTAGTTGGAGTCGCTGTGACATTAAAGACACCATTAAATCCAGTATTACCAAGACCAGTTGTATTGGCAGTAGATACAATGTTTGTAATTTTAACCTTAGATCCAACAGACAGATCGTGAGGAACTTCTGTTTTTATTGTTGCAATACCAACAATTGCATCCCACTCAGTGCCAGAGATAAATCTTGGGTTTCTAATCTCAGATGTATTTGAGAGAACTACTGGGCTAACATTTTTAAATTTAGCTACTTCATTATTTGTGAATCCAACAGTAGTACTAGATTCTTGAAGTACGAATGAATCTTTTGGTGGTCTGCCAAGAACAGTAGAATCCTTGGGTACAACATATCTTACCTTGTAAGTAGTGTCTTCTAGACCTCTATTATCTGGTGTTCTGCTGATAAAGGTTTTTGGTGTTGCTTCACCAAGAACAGTTGTTCCAAGTCCAACTACAGTGTTGTAAATGTCGTTGTTATCATTTACATTGACATACCACTGATTAAAGGTAGTATCATACTGAATTGGGTGTCCAATGTCACCAGATTTTTTATCAGATACTCTGGATTCAATCTGAAGAATACCACCTTTACTGTTTACAGTAACGGCAGACGCACTAATAGTATCATTCAGAGTCTGTGCAAGTTTAACCTGGTCACTGTTAATACCTGCAGTGATAGCATAGTAAACTCTGTTATGGTCAAGACCATCTGGCAGTTCACCATCATCACTAAGAATACGTAAAGATTCACCAGAATTAAACTGGTGAGGTTCAGTTAAAGTAAAGATGTTAGAGGTAACGCTATTAATACCAATAGCAGTTCTACCAACAGTAGATAGTTTTTTGGAGGTTACTTCAAAGACACCCGTTCCTTGGGTGTCTGGCATGATAATTTCAGCAGTTTTAGTTGAAGGTACATTATTTTCGTTAATAATGACCTTCAGTTTGTCATCTACCTTTGCACCAATTCTATATCCCTCAAGAACAGAATTTGGTGGGACATTCTGATTAATCTCATTGTAGAGATATAATCTGTTATCATTGCCAACATCAATTGTTTTTTGTACGTCAATCGATGCAAATTCAATTGTTACTTCATCCCCATCAAGTTTTTGGGGTGGAATGATATGAGTAATATATCCTGTGTCATCTCTTGGGAATGCATCATCTCTATATCCAGAACAGACAAGAGCTTTTGCACCAAAGTTAGAGTTAGAGTTTGTAACAGAGTGGTCACCACCAGACTCTGCAATGAAGTGATTCGCATATCCAATTGCGAACACAGACACCAACTGCAAGAATGAATCATTCGATGCTTTGATGTGGAAGTTTTCGTAATCTGGTTTGTATACAGCAGAGGTATCTGTGTGTAAGTTACTTACAGCAGTAGAATCTTCATATACACCAGAGATTGCATTATATTTTACAAATGCATTATCATCTTTTTGAAGTCCAATACCAGTAAACTGGGCAACAACCATGGACTTAAATCCAGCTGCCTTGCTACCATCAGCATGCAGACCGCACATACCGTATACAGAACGGAGTGAGCAGTTAAAGATATATGGAGATGCAGAAGTTACCGAGTCAACAACAATGTTGAGCGTTGGAGCACCCGCAACAATAGATGGAAGTGCGTTTGTTGGTGGAGTAGATACTTCATAATTAATTCTGGTCGGTCCTTGGACCTCACTAATTACGAATGAACCATTATATCCACCTGTAGGTACACCCTCAATTCTAATAGGAGTATCTACATCAAGACCACCAATAGCTTCAGTCAGTTCAACTTCAATAGTGGTGCTAGAGTTAACACCATCACCTGCTTTAATACTATTGATACCAACGTTCTCGCCTTTAGATCCAACGATTCTAAATTCGTCAATCTTGGTTTGAATGTCAAGACCAGTGTCTGGATAGTCTGGAGCAATATCTCTTCCACTAGAAGGACCAAATACCAGACCAATCTTCTCATAGAAGATGTCCAGGTCAGTTCTTGTGGATGTATAATTTAAGAAACTATCATTGAATCCAACTGGATTTACACCATCAGCATACTCAAAACAAGTAAGTTTATGGTGAGAGAAGTTTGGAACAACCTTGGTTGTACTATAGTCTCTGAATACTGACGCATTTGGATCAGCATCAAAGAAGGTAAACTGGTAGAAGTAGCAAGTACCAGTTACACGGAAGAGACAGGTCCGTTCAATATCAGCATCAGAAGGATCAGGAACGAACATCGGGCGGATCTTCGTTTTACGAAGGTCCATACCAACAATAGATGTACCACGGGGGAGAATCACACCACCGTAGACAGAATTCATCTTATAAAGATCATTCTGTGGATCATTAATATCAAAGTTAGTATCTAACGTAAATTGAGTTAGATCATTTGATGTAGATCCGCTACGAGTTAACCAATTGTCTCCTGCTATTGGAGCATCGTGTACTGGAATCCATCCAGGTCTGTTATCAATAAGGTGCTCACCAGGATAAACGATAATAGTTGTTCTACTGAACCTATCGTTATCCAGACCTTTTTGATAAGAGAATCTCGCTGCTTCTATGAGTGCTCTCTGGATAGTTTTGAAGGGTCTGACAAGGGAGTTACCCTGGTTTTCAATACTATCTGTAGAGTCAATACTAGAAGGATCAACGTAAAGGATATCACCTTTACTATTCTTGAGGAAATTATCTAAGCGACTAAGACCCATTTTATTCCTACAAATGCTTTTGCTATGATTTATTTATTCATTCTCTTTTGCATCCAAAATATACTCCACAGTATTGGCAACATCATTCATTGCATCCCTAAGGAATGGTCTTTGACCAGAATGTTGTTCCGATGGATGAGATGAATTATGCTTCTCAGTACATAATGTCCATCTCCACTGAGACATGATATCAGAATACCAGAGATTTATTTTCATGCGTTGGGTTGCTCCAATCGTTGGTAAAATTGCGTATATATTCAATCTTATCCAAGTTATCTTGACTATCGAGAACAAACTCCTCATTAGCAAAGTGGAGTTTAACTCTAAACGATAAAGCCAATTCCATAATATGATCTCTCCTTTCCTTGTCATCGGGTAGAGAGAATATACTGAACATCAGTATATGATCAACATTACCTTGTTTGATCAAATATTCCAAATACACATGATTTCTTCCCTCATTATCTCCTGTCTGGTGAGGGAATGTATATCCCATTCTATTGCAGTATTCTTTTACTGTCAATGTCTGGAAGTATAAATCTATGTATTGAGTTTTAAATCCCTCATATTCTGCATACATGACCACATTCTCATGATCAAGAATGGGAACCCTCCTTGACTGAATATCTGTGTCGCCAAGGATTCTAAAGTATGCTCCTGGCCATTTTCTATGAGGTTGTCCATCCCTCAACAGAACTCTAACATCAATACTTATCCTAGTCTTACCAGTTCTATTAGGAACTGCACCATGAATATGCTCTTGAGTGAACAGCAAAAACTGATTCTGAGTTATATTAACAGGTTTACAATGATTTAAACAAAAGCGTTGGAATCTCTGATAATTCCAGTTCTCTTTGAGACAACCCTCAGTAATCCATCTACTCTTCTCTATGTCAAGTATCTGTAGAGAATTTGATTCATATGCATCAGTAAAAGGTAACCATATCGTTCTCAACCCCAAACCATTACCAACCCATTGACCCTGGTGGAATGGAAGAACAGTACCAACCTTATCTTGATCTGGAACAGTTATTCTAATATTACCAAACCTCTGAACTAAAACATCCGTTGGTAATAAAGGAAGAACTTTCTCTGCAATTAATTCATCAAATCTTTGATAAAATTCCGTGTCCGCAATATCCTTACCAATTTTTTTAACTAAATCTCCAATTAATTTGTATGGCACAACTTCGTGGAGATACTCCAGATCAACTACATCTGGATAATATTTTTGAATAGACTTCAATATAATATCACGGAAGCGATATTTATCAGAGTCATAATTGTGAATTTGTGCGTCAAACATAAGAGCCCCCGATCTGATTTGAACAGACGACCTGAGCTTTACAAAAGCCCTGCTCTACCACTGAGCTACAAGGGCAGTTATTGTGACCCCATTGGTGGGTCCACAAGGTAGATGTTACCCGATATTGTTGTTCCTTCATTGCCAGACATTACAAAGTGCTCTACCCAGGAAGGGAATATTATCATTCCACCAGGAGGAATCTGTGGAATAAAGTCCATAGGAATAGTATTGGCATACATTCCCCATTGATTCATGTATTCCTTCCTGGCAGGATTCATGAATACTGTTTTGGAACATTGAACAGTGTCATATATGATAAAACTCCACTGAGCACCAGAATGAATATGAGGATCTTGCCAATCCTCTTTTTTATACACATTCCTCCATACTTGTCCAATAGAAAAAGATTTATCTGAGAATTGACCAATACAATCTGAGATTATAGATCCCAAGTACTGATATGATTCATCAGTTAAAGAATCTCCAGAGAGACTTGAGTTCACTCCACACAAAAATGATGGAGCAAAAGTAGGATTGTCATTAAATTTAATCCTATCTAGATCAACTTGCTCAACAAAAAAAGGTACAGAGAACATTGCATGTGGTTCTCTACTGTAATTCATGACTCATCAATCTCTGCAAGCATCTCTGGATTTTCTAATTCTAGTTCAAAAAAGCATGGATGGCATTCTTCCATCACTAGATATCCAGAAGACTGGAATAAGAACTCTGGGGTATAACGAAGTTTGTGTGTATCAGCAGCAATCTTACAGGAATTATTTTCCTCTTCTGCTTCTGTCAGTTCATCCCAGGTAAATGGTATGCCATTTATAAAGTACATCTTAACTATTCGTTCTGGAGATCCTAGTTCCATGGGATCATACCAGCAGTATGCTTTATTAAGCTTAAGCTTCATACTCATACTGTTACCGTTTCCTAATATTTAGTTTTAAGGGAAGGCGCTCTTTCTACATAGAGATCTTTTGTACTCCTTCCCGATGGGAGAGGGGGGACTTGAACCCCCACGGGATTACTCCCAACAGATTTTAAGTCTGGTGCGTCTACCGATTCCGCCACACTCCCAAAGAATCACTCCTCTTCAAGTTTTAGATCCCAAGTAGGAGGATGGAAATGACAATACTCATTAAAAGTAATTTTCATCTCCTTGTTGCTAAGGTTAGCATGTGCTGCTGCCGTTGGCAAGTTCCACTTTGCTGACCATAACATTTCCATTGATTTACGTGTTTCTGGACGCATAGACTTTTTGTAATGATTGCCCCTTTAGGGGGAAGCGGAGTATCGGAATCGAACCGACGACATCTAACTTGGAAGGATAGCGTTCTACCGCTGAACTAACTCCGCGAGTGTAATCTGCAAGAGATCTAGACTGAGACTTGGGCGACCCCTCAACTGATTACTTTTATATTATAATGTATGGTCTCTCAAAAGTCAACTACCAAGGACCACCATAAGCAGGATCTTCAACAACAACCAGAGCTGCTTTAACCTCGTTCAATTTCTGTGTCGTAGTTACTCGTTGTCTCTCCAATCCCCACATTTCAAACTGTGCTTCCATCTTCAATTCTTGGTTCTCAGTTGCAACACTACATTGATTAACGACTGTAGATATACCAGCATTATATTGTGATATCAAAGATGTCACATCCACATTAATATCAAACACAACTCCAATATCAGATCCACCATTTTGAAAATATTTGGTGCTTCTACCAACACCAATATTACTATTAGTTACTGTATAGTATCCCTCACCTACAAATACGGTGGCGTCATCACTATAATCTCCGCCAGATATTTTTGGATAATCATATCCTTTTATAACATCGTTCTTTATAGTTCCGTATGCAATCACTGCGGATCCAAGTGCAGAAATTCCCAGCTCAGCACCAGTAGAGGTAGTTACTCCACTAACCATAGATCCATACTTACTGGTTATATTTGATGTGCTAGTGCCATATAGAGACGTTGATAATCCAGTGTTACCACCGAGACTCTGGATACTCTGCTTTACTTCATTTGCAGCATCAATAGTATTCTTTGCCAACTGCTGAGATTCAACAGAAGGTAAAGTAAATTTGTCAAGATGCTTTTGTGTTTTGGCAATTTTAACTGGTATTTTAGAAAGGACCCCTTCCAGTTGATCCCTCTCCTCCCTCAGTTCCTCAGTTGTGACTGCCATAAATCTTTATAACCTTTCTTTTATTTATTTGGAGATCCAGACAAACTACTCAAAGTTCCAGCCACTGAGAAGGATGCGTTGATCCTTGATGGTAATCTGGGTTCTCAGGTTTGAGTGTAACTCTGACATCACCAGGAATAACAATACGCTCTCCCTTACGATCAGCAAACTGCTGAGTGAAGTGTCCAATCTTACTTGGGAAGATCACAACCGTGCCCTCCGTGGGAGTAATGGTATAAACATTACAGTTGTACTTATTGTATCCACCGATCAGATTCCTTTGAATCGCTGTGGAGAAGAGATCACCAACACACTCATTCGGATTCTTCTCTTGTGCAACACAGAATTTATCCGAAGTTGAATCAGTATTCAAATAATACACAAAACTCAAATCAGAAGCATTGTGATTATGAGGTTTGACTGATGGAGTCTCATTATCTTTGTGGTATCCAACCCACGACTTGATGATATGATAATCCAACTTTGAATGATCAACGATCATACAGTCAAAGTAATTATCAATATGAGTTCTTAGTTCTTTGAAGAATGGTTTGCAGCATTCTTTTTGATGAGCAAAGATCCTACCAGAATATTCTGGACTCTCGTTCTCATACCCATTAAACCAATAGTCACGGAGTTCATCAAGATGCTCTTTGATAAGGTCGTGACACTCCACCTCCCCCTGATAAACCATCAGAGGGAATGCTTCATGTACCTTGTAGGTCATTTGCCGTTGATATTATATTCCCTATTATCGCCTGGATAGTCCAGTGGTGTCAACCCCTGATACTCTGAAATGTTCTTGGTAACATCCTTACGAACACCATACACAACAAAATCACAGTTGATTGCTGTGCCCGCATTGTTTTTAATAGAGACTCTAGACCCCCATTCAACCTTCTCAACAAACAGTTCTTGCCAGTGACCATTAGGAGTCAATGTAATACCCAAAGTCTCCATGTCAACAAGATCCTTCCAGTATTCTGGAAGTTGAATGTAATTCTCGTTTACAAGTTTGCCCCTAAAGTATACCTCTGCATCTGGTCCTTCAAGACAAATATATCTCAGTCTATGACCTTCTTTAGTTGGGTGAGAGATATCAAAAGATTTCTTTGCATCCCAAATCGGTGCTTTTACAGACAAGATTCCTCCTGCCCACTTCAAATCAGTGCATTCAATAAAGTTATGCGTCCTCAGAGGACATGCGTCTGCTGGATAGTCGTTATCACCAGTCCATGGATAGATAGGAAATCTCCAATCACTAGTGGGAGCACCACTCCATGTACCGTCACAAGCAGGACTGCCGTTTATTTCTGTTACAAATTCGGGCATAATTACCTCTTCGTGTCGTAATGATATCCAGATACTGAATACTCATCATTATTGCCTGGATAATCTGCAGGAGTTGAACCTTCGTACTCTGAAATAAGTCTCTCCCCATCCATACGTTCACCATAGACATGATAATGACAGTTAATGGGTTTATCAGAGTCAAGGAAGACTCTATTATCTTCAATCTTTTGAACAACAATACTTTGATGACCTCCCACTGGAGTAATAGAGACAGTAATTGAATCTGAATCTACCAAATTTTTCCAATATTCTGGAAGATCAATAGTATTATGATTCTTCAGTTTACCTCTTATGTATACGTCATTTGTTGGTCCTTCAGGACAGGTATGACGTAATCTCCAACCTTTTTTAGTTGGGTGAGGAATGTCAAAATTCTTCTTTGCTGAGAGAATATGAACCCCACAACGAGACTTAACTTCACCTTGAGCGGTGATGTCACCTCCAGCATTAATATTCTGAGCAGCATCTACAACACCTAAAAATGCTGCTGGACCATCAACAGCAAGAGAATATGGGTTATTAATTCCTGTACAAAGAGCACCAGGAATCAGTGGAGGTACTGTAATATCTGCGTTTGATGCTGGACCAATCATGACAGTTGCTGTCAAAAATGGTGGAATATCCCCAACAACCATGGGACCTTCAAGAAAAGCACCACCTCTAATTTGAAGTGGTCCTTTACCAAGAACCATGGTGGGGTCACCCTCACCAACATATAACGTCTTTTTAACTTCTAAATCAGGTACTTTCATTATAGAAATCCTCCTCCTCTCTGTTGACTCTCAAATGCAGATGTTCCTTTAGAAGCCTTAACCGTTGTTCCAGAATCAGCACAATCAATTAATCCACCGTAAAAATTAAGCGCAGCATTACCAACCAGTTCACATGTACCAGATGATAAAAATTTAGCAACCGCATCACCATCAATCTCAATATTTTTAGATTTTATGGTAATCTTTTCATTAGACTCAATATTAATATGTCCACTCTGGTTATTAGGACCAGTCGCTTTTATATCAATATTTCTAGCATCTAATCTAATTCTTCCCTTCGGTGCTTTAAGTATTATATCACCTCTCGCGGCATTTATCACCATGGAAGTATCATCCACAGGATCTTCACCACAATGAATCTGATAGACTCCAGGACACCTATTGATTGTTCCTCCTGCCATCGTACCAGATGACATGAGCATCATATAATGTTCAGCAGACATACCAGGATGTCCATTGCGGACTATAACTCCAGCATATTCATACTTTGGAGTTATATGCCCAAACTTAATATGTCCGAAGTCGTTGCCCAGTTCTATTGGGTTATGAATCTTTGGTGACATTTTTTATTATACCTATTAGTATCCGCCGCCATATCCGCCGCCACCAGATGGTGGAGATGGTGGTGGAGATGGTGGTGGTGGCGTTGGAGGTGATGGTGGTGGCGCAGACGGAGGTGCTGGCGAAGGAGCACTCGGTGGTGCTGGAGCAGGTGAAGGAGGCGCTGGTGATGGTGGAGCAGCAGGAGGAGTTGCCTGCATTGGTGACCCAACATTTGCATTAGGAAGAACTGTGCCCATATTATTTGGAGTTCCATCAGTATTTGCAGCATCACCAAGGTATGCATTAGAAACAACTGTCTGACCCGTGGTTGGTGTATCAGACGCAGTTGGTTGCTGTGCTCCAGTTGGTCTTGTAGGTCCAAGAACAGTCAGTATCTGACCACCTGACCATCTGAATCTACTGTCATAATTAGCCAAACTTTCAGCAATACTATCCCATACAAGTGGATGAGGATTTCTTGTATGTGTAGCACCCAGCATCTTCACACCTCTATGTTGATGTGTTGGACCGAAGTATGGTTTTCCATTAATATATCCAGCAAATTCAGGGTTGGCAACAATACCAACACAATTAACTACAGACACAACTCCAATAAGATTCGTAATAACATCGTCTGGCAGATCACCATCCTTATCATCACCAATCCTCTCAACACAGAAGACAGGTTTTAATACTGCATTATAACCTGTTTCAGATTCAATGTAGATAAGAGGTCTCTCAATGAAACCTTTTCCTGCTTTGACAATTCTAAGGGATTGAAGAACACCAAATGGACCAAATGTGGGAACTACTTCTGACCCATTACTTGGTTCAATTACAACTTTGTCACCAGCACTATAATTTATACCATGATTCTCGATATTAATGTCACACAAATAGAGTATTGTAGGATAACTGCCAATATCCATAGTTGGGAAGGCATCAAATTCTGTTTCCCCATTTGGTCCTGTGCCAGGAATGACAGTTGTTCTTCTAAGTCTTGACAATCTCTCTTCTTGAGTCTCCCCACTAGGAAGTCTACTTCCAGAATCAGGATCTCCCTGACCGCCGCCGCCACCTGGGGTCACTCTGCCTCCAGGTCCGATGACAGGAACGCCACCTTCAAGAATTCTTCTATCTCCAGGAGCAATTAAAGTATCATCGTCTCCTAAATTAATATCTGTAGAACTATCCCCTCCAGGTGGGAATTTTTCCCATCTACCATCTCCCCTTTTTACTACAGTCCAATCTGCTGGTGCCCAAACTCTACCATCACCACCAAGATCTCCGTCTGGTCTGGTTAAAAATCCACCACCAGGATCCTTCACAACAACCTGAACAACTTTAAGTGTAGGTTCTCCAGTTTGAGGATCAAATCCACCATCTGGAGCAGTTACAACTTGGGTACGTACTCCGCCACCTTTACCACAATTATCTGTAATTTTTAGTTTAGGTGTTTTTTTATATCCCAATCCACCAGCAACTAAGTCAATACCCAAAAGTTGTCCTGCAGCACTAATAATTGCATTTCCTTTAGCACCAGATCCACCTCCACCCCAGAATTGAACTGTAGGGGGTCCACAGAATACAGGTCCAACATTACACTTGCTTGCAGCAGAAGTTGCATCACTAATTAAATTATCAAAATCAATCATTGCAAGATTGTCAATATCAACCAGGTTTGTAGCATCTGCAGCAAGTTGCTTTGCACTGTTGATAATTGAATCCAAATTCAATTCCATTGGTGGAGATCCACCATCAAAAATACTCCACTCTTTAGTATCTGGACACTCTTGATTCTCTTCACAAGCAAGGAATCCTGCAATTTGTCCTAAGATTCCAAGGATAGATCCAGCAATACTAAATGCTCCACCAAGTAAAGAAGAGATATTGCCGATAATTGAATCAATAGCACCCGCTAAAGCACCAAGAGTATTACCTAAAAGACTACCAATAAAGTTCTGAACTGCACATGCAGGAACATTGATATACTTATCAAGCATATCTGTGAGAAAATTACCCACCATTGATTTAAGGTTGCCTATCATCTTATTAAACAGACAAACAATCAGTTCAATAAGGGCATCCTTTGCAACCTTTGCCTTATCTCTATCTGGAGGGTTAATTAGTTCTATTAATTTTTTGGTCTGTTCGTTGATTTGTTCTTCAACAAACTTCCTAATTTCTTTGAATAAAGTTTTGAGACCGAGAGATATAAATTCAGATGCTTCAGAAGCTTTTTCTTGAATCCACTGCCGCTTATCAGAAATCCACCCTTGAGCAGCAGTCTCCCAAGTATTTAATTGGTCCGTAGCTCTCTCAATCTTTTGTATTAGTTCCTTCATATAGATGCCTAAAGCACCCAAATTAGTTTTATCACACTCAGTAGGAACAGATAAAGGGAACGATGGTTCCTTTACCATCGTCTTGTCACTAAGTGACATAATATTTGGATGAGTAAACCCTTCTAACGGTTTACCCTGTGTAGCAGGAATAGAATAACCACCAACAAGATCCCAATCCTTATATCCACTAAAAGGAATGAATCCATTATTGTTTGGTTGATTCTTAGTTAAAAGAATCTGGTCATTATTTGGAATAGTTCCGACATAAATTGGATCTTCTTTTTTTGCAGGATCTCCCCAGAACCCAAAGATTTGAGATCCTTGAGTGATACCTGGAGTTAATCCAGTTTTTTTATGTCCAGATCCTGCACTAGAAGAAGATATTACAACCCAAGGAAGTTGATCATCAGGTTGAACATTTTTGTCAGGAGAATGAACGCCTTTTATTCTAACCTTTACACGATATCCCCAGTTTTTTAATTCGGCACGATCAGCTTTAAGCTCGTCGTCCCTGGACCAAACTTCTCTGGGTGCTACAACGCCTTCCCAAAACAGGGAAGACCTTCCTTTATCGTAAAATGGATGCTGAATGAAAGACATTTATGATAAATCAATCGTCGTATACTAAACACTCTGGTTCTGATGGATTCTGATCACAGAACAGTTCTAAGTAAGTGGGATCATGATGATCTCCAGCTTCAATTTCTTTCTTGTGATTTTCTACATACTCTTCCAGATCATGCAGTTCGCCTTCAATGTGACGACGCATTTGTGGATTGGTTGTAGGATCTCGAAGAATCTCTTTATCCTTCTCGATGTGTGCTTCGATGTTTTCCATGATGGTTTATCGAGTTATTGATTATTTATTAGTATAATTCCAGATAATCATCTGGATTGAAGTTAGGATCATCATATCCAGCATCTAAATCAACGTCATAACTCTCACCTTTACCCGTATTTGTGCGATCAATAACATTTCCACCACTATCAGTAGTGCCATTTGGTTCCCAAGTGCCACTATTCCATCTGTTAACGAGATCTCTCTCTTCCGCAGCTAAGGTTCGTGCTATCTCCTGATCAGTATTACCAAACTCGGAGAATGGGTTAGACGATTTAGAACCAAATATACCTTTTGGACTTTCTTGCCCAGTTGTTACAGGACTTTGAGTTGACGCTGTACTTCTATTTGGTTGTCTGCCGTATGAATCCCTGACTAATCTCATTTTAGTCATTGTATGACTTTGAGTCAAGTGTGTGCATACATCCGCACAAATATAAAGACCACTTAACTCCTTATCAAAGTCTTCACCTTTTTCCATTTTAGCATCTTTTTGAGGGAAGTCTGCATGGATGATAGTTCCTGCTCTTATAGTGTAGTCACCTGGAATAACAATTTCAATTTCTAAACTGAATAGTTTATTGTAAGTCATAGCACTTTGCAGTATGACTTCATCCAACTTTAGATTCGGTTCTGTTGCCTGATCCACCTGTTCTTCTACAGAACCTGTAGGCAAATTGCCAACATTATCTGTTTTGGTAAATCTTTTAGATACCGTGCTCTGGAATAGATCAGTAAAAATCTTTGCTAATTCTGGAACTTCAATACCACCATGTACTTTTTGCTCTTCAGTTGTTATCTCTTGTGCTTTTGTATTGAATACGTGAGAATAAGTATTTGATGTTTCTAATATTGTACCATATCCACCAGATTTAAGATTCTTAGATACACTTATACTTTGATCTGCATTAAAACTAACAATCTTAGATTCATATCCTACAGGAAGTTCCGTACTATTATTGTAGATATACGCCCTAGTAGCATCCGTATCATCGAATAAGTTATCAATAGATCTGAAATTATACCCATCAAAGGTCTCATAAAATAAGTATCCAGCACTATTTTGTGACTTAGCAGAGACTCCTCTAGTAGCAATCTCTCCAAGCAATCTAAAAGGTTTCTTTCCTCTACCTTCGACATTTAACTTATTTGCAGTGGTATCTAATACTATATTTTTTTGACTCTTCAATATATCGCTAATAATTGTAGATGCAGTGGCACTAATCTCACCATCAAATCTACGATAAACTTCACATGCAGTCAAATCGTTAGCAACAGCTTCTCTTGAGAATAAGTCAATTACATAAATCAATCCACTCTGAGAAGAGCTAATATTTCTTATTTTCTCAATATAGAGAGCAGTATCATCCTCATACTTTAGTTTGTTGCCATAAGCATCTTCAATATTTAAATGAACTTTCTCTGATCCAGATAACTTAAGAAACTGTAATGCTGATATCGCCTCAGATCCCCCACCAACTTCATGTCCAGAATCTGCGACCAAAATCGAGAATCTTACTGTTGGTTCCAGTATACTCTCATAGTAATCACATTCAACCACACCAGCGGAGATGTCCTTACTTTCATTAACTTTATTTGAAAATATTTCTAATTTTGAGATATTTCCAGATTTTGCTGCTACGTTTGGTGTAGACATGGTAACTATTGATTACTTATTATTTAATCAAGTAGGAGAGACTACTTGTTGATCTTTAGGGACATTTTTGTATATGGCTCTACCTCGTGCATTCGTACCGACCCTAACTCTTACATATTCAACCTTCTCAACTACCACCACATCTGTTCCATTCTGTTCATATCCTGCTTGCGATGAAACATCAGCAGCATCATTTGTAGGATTAGTTGTTGTAACGGTAGGGGTTTTATTTGCCCCATGAGTATTGATCCATTGACCAGGATCTAAAGTTCCACTTCCACCATTTATACCAAAAGCACCTTGAGAATTAGCTATCTCCCAATGTAGGTGAGGAGCATATCTTGTCAAACTACCAGAACCAGAACCACCAACATTACCAAGTAATGCACCTGCTTTAAATTTTGCACCTACACTCAGAGCGGGAGGTCTATCTAAGTGACCAAAGAAATGATATGCATTGTGTACAGAATCCTTCCACATAATCCAATATCCATAACCACCATCATTTGCTCCTCCAAGTGCATTATTACCATCAACTACTTCACCATCCAAATATGCATACATTGGCGTTCCAGGGTCAGCACCAACATCATATCCTTTGTGGTTTGACTGTGTACTTCTTCTAAAACCCTTACCAGATGTGATTACAATACCACCTCTACCTGCTTGTTCTGCAAGGTCCGAAGCAGCAAAAGGACTATATGAGATATTAAGTGCAGCGCCCTCCCTGCCATTATAAGCAACAGTTCCAGACTGACCAGTGAGAGCTGCTAATTTATCAGAACCAGCTAATGTTGCACCAGCAGAGGGCAATCTAGCACCAGGAATTAGAGGGTTAGTTCCTCCAGTTGTAGGAGATCTAGGACCAGTAGCAACCTCTTGCTTTTTACCCTCAATACCTTTAATTACATTAAGTGCTTGTGTCGCATCTCTACCAACTTCAGTTAAAAAACTCTGTTCAACTATTCTGGTTAAACCTCTGACCCTCTTCCTCTGTTGTTGTGGAGTTTCAATAATGTAACCACCACCTGCTAACTTTTGCAGTAGGTTTCTAATTAGATTTACTGGTGCAGGAACGGCAGCATCAAAAAACGAGACCAGAGATGCAACTATATCTTTAATTGCTTTATTATCTGGTTTCTTACCTGCAAGAAGGTCGGCACCAAGTGCCATAATCTTACTGATAATGCTAGAGTTCGTTGATCTTAATTTTTTTACAGCATCTTTAATCTTCTTAAATGGACTAACGTTTTCGGCAACATTACTCATAAAAGAGAATAGTCTATTAAATATACTTCCCTTCTTACCCTCAGCTTTTTTTGCTGCATCCTTATTGACCGTCATATGCTGGTCTCTAGAAGGCATTATCCGTTTAATTCTGGCATTTCTAGCCCTCTTCTTCATCTCATCTTCATATTCTTCCTCACCAACAACTCCACCCTTCTTCTTGGCTTCTAAACCAGCTTCTCCTGCAGCGCCAGAATCTTCACCGCCAGAGATAACATTATATAAACTGACACCAATCTGATCACCAATAACACCACCAATCAATCCACCAATTGTTGCACCTGCACCACCGACAAGTAAATTACCAACAAAAGGAACAACAGATCCAACAATACCACCAATAGCACCACCAAGGAAGGTTCCTAGTGCCTGACCAACTCCAGCACCTACAGCACCTGCAGCTGCTTTACCTAAAGGTTCTTTTAAAATAAATGCTCTTACACCAAAGTCGATCAGTGGACCAACAATTGGAATCTTACCAGCAATCTTACCTACAGCTTTACCTGCAACTTTAGTTACACTCTTTTGAACGAACTTTTGTGCTCCACTTTGAGCTGCTCTTGATCCACGCGATGCAAGACTCGAACCCTTATCTAATCTTCTTAAATTTTTTCTTCCAAACCTTTCGGCAAATCTCCTATCCCCAAATCTCCTACGGTATCGCTGCTGTACGGATCTTCTGGTGCGTCTACCACTTAGATCTCTACCAGCACCACGATCCCTACCCCTATTATATCCAGTATCTGCCGCAGTGGTCGCAGCAACCATCAATGCGATCAACGCCAAATTCATAAATTTGGTAAAGTGACCTTGGAAGGATTTAAACGTCTCCAATCCTTCATCACCAAATAAATTTTTAGTTACTTCCTCTACCTTATCCTTTACTTTATATCCAAACGTAATAGCAGTTACTATCTTATCTGCAAGTCCAGCAACCACATCACCAATAAATTTAAGTATAGGTTCAAAAAATTTAACTACTCCTGCAATTTTTGGAGCGAGATCTACTAAAAGATATAGTAATCTACCTATAAGGATAGTTCCAAAAAAATCCTTTAACTTTTGAAAAAAACCAACTTTAGGTAATTTAATCTTAGGTAACTTGATGCCTTTCCCTTTTTTCTTTTCTTTTTTATCCTCTTCTTTTGCTCGATTATCTTTTTCGGCTTGTCTTGCTTCAAATTTTTGAGTCTTCTTATTGAACTTTAAAGTTCGTCCAATAATCTTCTCAATTTTCTTTGTTTTTACTCTAATCTCGGCAACATTATCTTCTAAAGAAGATTTTTCATCTTCCCCATCACCTTCAGTAGGTTTCTTTACTAAGTCTCCACCAGCAGGTTTCTTATAAGGAACAAGAGTTGCTGTTGGTTTTGTTGTTGCAAGTGCTCCGCCGCGACCTGAGGGTAAAAATCTTTCAGAATTAACTGCCATCTTATTCTACCTCAGTAATTCCATAGATAGCAAGCATCATCATTCTGGTCTCTGTTTGCTCGAATACTGGAAAATCTGTAGGTAAATCTCTATTTCCATCAGATCCTGGAGTAGACTTGTCTTGAGGTGGTGGTCCTCCAAGTCTTCCTCCAACCACATTGACTTTTGGTTGTGGTGCTGCTGGAGCAGGAGGCAAATTACCTTTACCTATCATTGCAGGAGCAGGTTTAGCACTAGGTGAAGGGGGTTTTGTAGTCGCACTAGAAGGCACAGCACCCGTAAATGGGGCACCAGCGCCACTACCTACCTTGTTCTTATTATCAGGTCCCTTCATTTCTTCACCTTTATTCTCTTCCTTCTTCGCCTGCATTCTCTTCTTTGCTGCAGAGCGACCCATCGGTCTGGGTTTTGCCTTGGCCTTCTTCTTCTCCGCTTCCTTCTTCTTTTCAGGATTGGCACCGAGAGGATTCTTTCTTCTTCTATTCCTATCTATCTTAGGATAACTCTTCTTCGCATCCTGCAAATCCATGACCTGGAACTCATCTAGTCCTTTAGTATTCAGTTGCTCCATTCCGTAGAGATAATTTGCTACGTTTTGAATTCTTGGATTATCTGGTCCTGCAGGTCCGAGGTCATCAGGAGTGATATAACAGTCCCTCAAAGTTTGCATCACTCTTTCCATATCAAAATCCTTAGCACCAACTACACCACCACCTTGAGCGAATTGGAGATCAGAGAACTTACTGAAGTCTGGTTTATTTGTTCCTCCACCTAATTTGTTCAAATTAAGCAGGAATGGTGCTCCAAACTTATCGACCGCTGCTTTAGACATTACAACCTCACCAGGTTGAGCAACAATCATCTGAGTATCCTTTCCTGCACCTTTAACTCTCTTACCAGTGGATTGTGTTATCTTACCGCCACCTGGCAGGGTTCTCTTATTACGCTGAACTCTACCACCACCTTTCAGTTTTTGTGGTCCATCCATCTGACCTTTCAGATCCAACGCCTTTGTTTGCATCTCAGTTGGATTATTCGGATCGAATTTTTCACCAGCAACATTGGTTTGAGTTTCACTAGTGGTGGTGGTCTGTGCGGGTTGCTTATCATCATCTCCACCCATGAGTGCCATTGCACCCAGTCCAAGAGCACCAATACCAAGCGCCGCTGCTGCAAGTTTATTCTTTCTAACGAACTTAAGAAGACCTGGAATACCCTTCTTCACCATGAAGACAGAAAGTTTTACTACACCTGCAAGAACAGATCTAATCAATGCACCCAAGGGAGTTGCGAATAGGACAAATGCAGACAGCAGTACTGGCCACCAGTCCTCTAAGAATCGTCCAAGTGCTTCTACCTTTTCCTGATTCTCTTTATTAGCCAAGAACTCCATTAATTTATAGAGTACTCTTCCAAGTAAGACAGTTCCAATAAATTTAAATAATCTATCCAATAAGTCAAAAGAAGGTGCGGCAAGTTTTCTTGCCTGATTCATGAATCCCTTACGCATGGATTCTAGAGTATCTTCTCTCTTCTTCCTTTTATCTTTTTGCCTATTCTTTTTATTTTGATCGGCTTGCTTCTTATTAAGCTCAAATTGACCATTGAGAACTTTGAATATCTTCTCAACCGACTTTCTTATTGCAGCAACATTCTCCTCAAGAGATGCCTTACGCTTCTTTTTCTTACCATCACCAGGAGGAAGAAGAAGTTGAGGTTTCTCTGGACCACCTTGTAATTGCTTTGTATTGAAAAAACTAGATTTTGATACTGATGTTGTCTTTAATCTAAATCTATTTTCAGGGTCTTCTTGCCTCTTATCAGCAACTTCACCTCTTTTAAAGTTAGCGATCTTCGCTTTATCTTCAGGAGGTGCAGATCTACCTTGTTTTTTCTGCCATTCCCCTAAAGCAGAATAGAATTCGCCGTATGTAGTATATCCCTCAGCAAATATCTCCTCAAGGAACTCTTCTCCTAGAATCGCCTTAATATCTTCAGGAAGATCAAACTCTTCCAATTCATCTGGTCTCTTTCCAGGATCTGGATTAGCATCCCTTACCTTTTCATATACCTCTTTCTTTGAGATACCGCGTCTTTTTACCAGTGCTCCACCTTTTGGTGGTTTGACACGAGACATCTCCTGAAGCATGGAGGGTTCGTCATCACCAGCGTAAGGATTATCAGGATCTACTTCATCATTATAAGATTCTTGTACATCAGGTTTTTTTACCTTGGTCTCTTTTGGTTCCTTAGGTAAACTAGGTTTCTTTGGTTTATCTACAACATAATACTGCCACAAGAACAGAACATATTGTTCTTGCTTCTCATAATCCTTTTTATTTTTCTCTTGTCCGACTTCTACTGCTGCTAAAGGAAAGTCTTTAGTATGCTTTTTAAAATTCCTTACAAATGTTGAATATATTTTATCTGGATCTACACCAAATTCTCTAGATACAAGATATCTATGGTAAGAAAGACGGGCACCAGCATAAGTGCTCCACTTAAGCTCATTTTGCTTAATCTGGGAGAGTGGAACAAATTCTCTAATGAATACTGGTGTTTTAGCCATTAGTTACGATTATTTTCTTGTTGCGCTTTTAGTTTCTCCTCTTCCAAATGAGCCTTCAATAGTGCAACATAAACTTCCCGCTCCCATGGAATTAGATTCTCTACCTCGGTCAATGAATATTTATGGTACTGGAGTAAAGCGAAGTTTAACTTATAGTAGTTCTCCAAATCCATGTGGGAGAGGGCTATGCGAAAAAACTCGATAAACCTTCCAATACAACAGTGCTTGTCACTTTAGTATTTGGATTTGTAACTTCAATATCATGAGATAGTTTAGGCATGGTCTCAAAAAACTTCTCAATCAGTTTGAATTGAGATGAATTCATTTGATCCAAGAATGCTATCACTTCATCTTTTGGTACTGAGTCCAGATCCCAAGTCTCTTCTGCTGTAAGAATTTGACTAATACAAGTAGCAATCAAATCAAATGACTGCTCAACATTATTCTCTCCAGAAAAATCAAAGTTGCTCTTGATGAATTGCTCCAAAGATGGATACTTCATCTCCATAGCAATACTGCTATCAATCTTAATCAACCTATCATGCTTATCATTCTTTTTGACTTTGATTTCGTCAATATTAATAGTTACTGGAACGTAAGTCTCTTCATCATCAGGACAAAGGACATTTACTTCAATTTCTTCACCGACAGACTTACCACGAATATTTAAGAACAAATATTCAATATCAAAAGTTGGTAAAAACTCAACTTTAATACCATCTGTCAAAATGCAATTTTTAATTACAGTTTTAATTGCAGTAGTAATCTGTTTTGGATCTTCACTTTCTAAAGCAAGAACTAAGAGTTTTTCTTCTCTTACTAAAAATGGTCTAAACTGCAACTCTTCTCCCGTAGAGGGAAGAACAAGATCATAAGTTGGAGCTGCTATAGTAGGTAATGGCATAGATTATCAATTCGCGTATTTTATTTATAGGGTTATGTGTTAGCTTTGAACGTGGTTCCAGACCAAAGACTAGAACTTCTCCGATTTACAATATCACCAGCGTTAGCTAACGCACTTCTAGCGATACTGGCAATATCCTGATTTAGAACGTCAGGATTGCCTGGAGAATTTGGATTACGTCCACGATTTGAGGAATAACTAGAATCAACTTTTGATTCTATACTAGAGAGGAAGTATCGAGTATATGTAAATGATACTGTTGTTTTTAAGAGATTTGATCCATCATAACTGATTGCCATGGAACTGACTGCCTTTGGAAATGCCTGAACAAATTCATAAACTAATATGTTTTGATTAGCGTCCTTTCCAAATCCCAGATCTTTTTCAAATTTAACAATAGTCAACTCTGCCTGATATTCCTCTGGATATCTCAAACTAGTTTGATATGTGGGGGACTTTCTGGCAGTATCATTCTTTCTATCATCACCAATTATATATCCCATCCATTCCTCAAAAAACTTTATCTGCTGATAACTTTTTTCAGGATTAGTAGTTTGCGATAAACTAATAGCATTAGTTGGGGGAGAATCCATTGTCACCAAAAAGGTGAAATCAATTGTTTCATCATACAATCTAGCATATGCATGCTTCTCAATAACTCCCCTGTAATCTCTATTAGTCTCTATAGTACCTAAACTAGAACCAGGTAGAGATGCTTCAACACATGTTAACTCCAATAATTCATTATCAAAACCATCAAACGACCACCCTTTTGGTTGCTTTACAATAACAGCATAGGTTGATGTCAGAGATGGGCGCATTATCTTTGAGCGCAACTCTGACATTTTTACGCCAGGATGAATTGGGGTGCTAGTTGAACCACCTGCTTCTGGGTTAAACCCACCTGGTATTGATTCTCTTGATGAGCGAGCCATCTAAATAAGTCTAAGGATCCGTATATAATATGTAGCCGACTTTATGAAGGAAAGTATTAAGAGCAGATATAAACCATCATTCCCCAAAAAATATAAGGGGAATCCAAATAACATTATATGTAGAAGTAGTTGGGAGAGAAAATTCTGTGCTTGGTGTGACTTGAATGAGAATATTGTAGAGTGGGCGAGTGAAGAGTTTTGCATCCCATATCTATCACCCCTCGATGGTAGAGTCCACCGATACTTTCCAGACTTTTTAATAAAAGTAAAAGAGAAGAATGGATCAACAAAAACCTATGTGGTTGAAGTAAAACCCAAAAAGCAAACTCAACCTCCACAAAGAAAGTCTAAAAAAGTAACTAAATCATTCATTTATGAAGCAAAGACATACGAAGTAAATAAAGCTAAATGGAAAGCAGCAACAGAATGGTGTAAAGATCGACGACTTGAATTTAAGATTATAACCGAAGACGAACTAGGAATCAAGTAATGTCAAAAAATACACTATTTGAAGATTTACAGCAAGAAGTTGATATAGAGTCTGGTAAGTCACCATTCTTTTACCGAAGGGCATTTAGAAGATTATCAAAAAAATATGCTGCAGACCCACAAAAACTCATTAGAGATGAATTGAGTGATCGTAATAGTGATAGTCCAGATGATAATGTAATCAGAAGATTCCCAAAACAGGGACATCTCTTTATGTTTGAATATTCATCTGAAAAAGATAATGTATCTGTATTTGACCCATTTCCACTAGTATTTGTAATTAAACTTGAAGGAACTTCTTTTTTAGGTTGCAATTTGCATTACATTCATCCACTAAAAAGAAGAATAGTTGTCAATAATCTTCGTCGCAACAAGTTGACATTACCCTATAATTCCATATCTAAATATAATATAAGTCAAATTAAAGGTCTGTTGCTAGACGTTGCTAGATCTGAGTGGACATCCGCTTCTAATTTACCAATAGAAGACTTCGTTAGTATTGAAGACGGCAAATCACGCTCTATTAATATCACAGACGTTTGGAAGAATAATAACCGATCCTTTAGGAAAATGCTTCGCGGAGCACTTATATATAAAGGATATGGAACAAACGATGAAGATTTTAAAGGTTAATTAAAATGCCACAACCAGCAGAGGTAACAGCAAAAGCATCCGTATTTAAAGGCCAACTCGAAGATGGTAGTGGTGGAAATCAAGTCTATGTATCTCCTAACCACAGACTAAGTGCCCGCGCGGGTAGCAGTCCTCGATCTGGAAGTGTTCATATTAACTATGCTGTTGTAATTGACCCCAAAACAAAACAACAAACAGTTTATGAACGAGAATACTTTCTTGGGCAACCACAACCTTTAGATCCAAAGAAAGCAATAGCGACAAGAGGACCTGATGGTACATTTACTCCTACTAAATACGCAACTGACAATGTAGATCCTAGAATTGTTAAAAAGTTAACCAATAATGAGACAACACAGGCAACCTTAGCTAATGTTTCAGACTATACAGCAAAGAGTAGTCTAAAGCAAGTATCTGCTGACGGCAAACCTCCATCAGCGACAGAAGTAGCAGAGGTATTAGATCTACCAGTTGAAGATAGTGGTCCAGAATTGCCTGACAACACTGGAGGCAATGATGAAGAGGCTGCTGGAGATGGATCTCTAAATGGTACAACAATAACTAGTTCTGCTGGACAAGACACAGTAAATCTCGGTGCCGATGGTAAGAATGATTTAAAATATCCAGTAGATGCAAGTGGTAACGAATCTGATTATGTCAAATTCACCGCCATGAAGTATGAGGCAACTAAATTAAACACTAGTGGTGGTTTTGGAACAACTTATCAGCAAGGAACATCAGTAGGTCAAAGTGTTCAACTACCAATTCAAGGTGGTATTCAAGATGCCAACGCTGTTGGTTGGAATGAAGATAACTTAAGTGCGCTTCAAGCTGCTGGAGCAGATGTTGCATTAAAAACTGTTTCAGGTGGTATTGGTTCTGGTATTGCTTCTTTACTTGCACAAATAAAAAATCTGCAAGATAATAATGCTGAAGTTAAATCTGCAATTACAAATGCCATTGCTGGACAAGCAGTTGGTTCTAATATTATTGCAAGAACTGAAAGGTCAATCTTCAACCCCAACACAGAACTGTTATTCCAAGGTCCACAGTTAAGAGCCTTCAGTTTTAACTTTAAATTAACACCCAGATCTCAAGCAGAAGCAAATGAAGTGAAGTCAATCATCAAGTTCTTCAAATTTCATATGGCACCAAAGACAACTGACGCAAATATATTCTTGAAGGCACCCAATATATTTAAAATACAATACTTCCATAGAGGGACAGAGCATAGTGGTATAAATCTAATTAAGGACTGTGCTTTACAGTCATGTTCTGTAGATTACACACCAGATGGCACATATATGGCATATGACGATGGTGCCATGATCTCCTATGATTTGAATTTGCAATTTATGGAACTTGTTCCAATCTACGCCAAGGATTACAGCGAAAGCGATCACTCAATCGGATACTGATAAATGGCCAACTATTTTACACACGTTCCAAGTATTGCATACATTTCAAGAGATCTTGAAAATAAAACTCTTAATGACTATACCGTCACTAAGAACTTATTTAAACGTGCAAAAATTAGAGAGGACATATTCCAGAATGTAAGTTATTTTAACAAGTATACCATCATAGGAGATGAGAGACCTGATCAAATAGCTGCCAAAGTATATGGCGATGCTTCTTTAGATTGGGTAGTTCTACTATCCAATAACGTACATAATGTGTATGAAGAGTGGCCAAAGAGTCAGATTGCTCATGATAAGCACTTACTTGAGAAGTATGGAGACTATAACACTTTATACAATGGTGTTCACCACTATGAAACAGTTGAACGTAGATCTAGAAGTGGTTTTATAATTGTAGAAGGAGGCGTTGAAGTCAATGAGGGATTCTTTAATGCGCCAGAATATCAAATTGAGTTAGATACAAATGTTATTTTACCGTCAGAAGTTCCTGGAGACTTTGCAGCTGGAACAGGAACTTATGATCCAGTTACTGGAGAGGTAAAAACAGTAACAATAACAAACCCAGGAACTGGATATACTGGAACTGCCGAAGTAACTTTTGAAGATCCACCAAATCCAAGATTAGCAACTCTATCAGTTACACTAAACGTTCCCCCCGATGACCGTGAAATAGGAACAATTACTGTTATTGATTCAGGAACTGGATATACATTCCAACCCAAACTAACCTTCAGCGATCCCCCTCCAACGGTGACAGCGGTTCTTGAGGCGTCTATTGGTGCTGGAGGATCTATTACAAGCGTTGAAATTACCTCCGCTGGTGATGGATATACTTTTGTCCCCACAATCACCTTCCCACCCCCACCAAACATCATTGAGAGTGCTGTATTCGTCAATGATGGTAATGTAACAGTTGATGGAG